AGAAGAAGCAGAACTAGTTTGTGGATATGATCTTAAGTTTATTGTTATCTGTGCATCGCCCGTAAGTAATTTAAAATCTGGTATAAATCTTCTAATGCTCATAAAAAATTGTCCATCACCACCTGCTGACAAATCAAAATCTCCTGATGTTATAAATGCAGGTATTGCTGTTTTGTTACCAAGAGCATCTACTTCATTGTTTCCCACCTCATGTGCATAATATACTGAAGCTCCATTTACATTAGTTGCTCCTTGTACAATAGGGAATGTAGGCACTGATGTTGGTTCAAATTCAGTTGCATAAGGATTATCGTATAATGTTGCATCAGCCCAAGAAGTTCTGGCTAGTGATCCTGTAGTCCAAGTGTTTTCAGTATAGTTGTAAGTTACAACTCTATCTACTTGTTCTTGTCCATTCTTCGCATAGAACCAAGTTATCTCTTCATACAAATGATTTAGTCCAGCATATACTTGTTCTCCTGCTGTATAATTAATTCCTAAGTTATTTCCTTTACTTGTAAATACAAAATCTTCTACTAAACATGGTAATGATTTTACTGTACCATCGTAAACAAAAAACCCACCTGCTTGACCCATCCAAAAAACTTTACCATTAACATATTTAACAGCGTGTTGGCCAATCAATCCACAATTAGATCCCACCTGTCTAATAGAAAAAGTAAATGGAGGACCTACAAACTGCATGATATACGCAGAAGTATCAGTTAGAATTAATATGTAATCTTTAGCTTTTGCTGCTCCAACTATTTTTACACCAGAGTCTAATCTAAAAGTTCCCGCAGTATTTGTAGATGTAGGTAAATAAGTGTTTAAACTTTCTTGGTCAGAAAATCTTATAAACATTTTATCTTGTGTAGCCTCAGTTCCTATGGTCGTTTCTGTTCCTAAAATAATTAAATGTCTATCTCTTTCAGATACAATTGACATTACAGATGTGGATGGAGCACCTGTTATAGCTGATGCTCGTGTGCTTAATGCAGCAGGAAGAGAAGATATTGCTTCCCATTGAAATGTTTGTCCATTTTTAATTGTTGCAACAAGAGTGCTTCCAAAATGATCTAATGACCAAGAAGCAGGGTCTAGTAATACTGTTGTAGAAGTTGAAGCTTGTCCCCAAGCAGTAAAGTATTCTACAGAAGCTCCATTTGAATGAGCTGTCCTTGTACCTCCAGATCCTCTAGTAATGCCAGTGAGATCGTTTCCTGAAATGTTTGTGTATGATATAAATTCTGTTCCTATTTTAACACTTCCGCTAGTTGGAAAACCAACTGTAGATGTAACTGTTATGTTGGTTGCCGATCCATTGTTACCTTGAGTGTCATCAGCCAATGATCCATTAAGAGTTGTGACAAGTCCTGATTGACCTCCCCACGAAGATGTTCCCCAACCATAACCAGCTGTTTGATTAAGTGGACCAACTTCAATATAAGGATTAAGTACAGCTGATCCACTAGCAGCTACTGTAGTGCCTGCTGCTGAAGCCATTGTAATAGTAAAGGTGTCTACGGTGGCCGTTACTACTTGAAAAGTATTAGTTGTAAAATCTAAAGCTGTGTATCCAGCTCCTACTGGAGGAGTAACACTTGTAAAAGTAAATAAGTCTCCCTCAGTCAGTCCATGTCCAACTTTATTTACAGTAACAGTGGCACTTGTATTTACGGTTGTAAATGTTGCACCTGTAATTGGAGTATCTAGAGGTGTAATATCATAGAAAGCACCTTCAAAATATATAACCAATACTTTGTTTGTTCCTAAAGCAACATATTTTCTACCATCTAAGTCAGCCCAAATAAGCTGTTCTCTTACTGCTCCAACAATTGTTGAGTTTAAAATCTGTTCCCAACCACCTATTTTTTCAGGTAGTCCGTATCTGAATCTAACAAAGTCTCCGTCAACCCATTGACCTTCTGCACCTGTTTCAGTTACTTGTTTGTTAAATCCTGGTCGTATCTGTATGTTAGTTAATGGCATGCCAGATTATAGCATAAAAGCTTATCTTCTTAAACCTATCCGAAGTCTTTTGTCAAATTTCCAATCTTTATGAGGACCTTCTTGATTAACATAATGCATAAATACTTGGCTGTATTGATCTCCTTCATAAGGTCCCTCTCTGTAATGCTCCCAATCAATACCTTTATAAACTATTGCTTCTCCAGGTTTTAAATCAAAACACTTGCCATCAGCACACATTTTCCATGGCACACTATCAGATCCTAAATGTAAGGTAACAGAATACTCACAAGATGGTCTATCTCTATGTTTTTTTAATTCAGATCCGTTTACATACATCCTATAAAATGAATAAGTAGGCCACAATTTTACACCACATATTTCTTCCATACGTTTCCATTTTTGCACTAATAAAATCTCTGTAGCTGGATCAGCATAATGAGATGCATCAAAATTAGTCACAACATCATCAGCCATAGACAACCCACCTGCGTTATTTCTTAAATTTAATTTTGCATAACTATGAAAGAAAAAAGCCTCCTCTGGAGTTATAAAATCTTTTACAAGTATTGGTGTTTTTAATTTATCCATGATACTAAACTATACCTTACTCCCTTTGTAACTGGTTTGACTCCGTGCGGATACATAAAATTACTTGGCCAAATAACACATCTGTTTGGTTGCAAATCAACTTTTCCAATATCTGGAAAATGTAATTCACCTCCCTCGTAATCATTATTTAATAAATATATAAAACTTAGTCTTCTTGGATATAGAAGACTAGCATCAACATGCGGTTTATAATTACCACCAACTGTGTATCTTAAAATTTCTAGCTGTGAAACATTGCAATCCCAAAACTCTATGCCTGTATCCTTTACGTATTTTCTTACTATTTGCATAACCACTTCATGAAAAAAATATGTATAATGAACATTTGTCATGGAGTTATGATGAGTGCATAAAGGTAAACAATCAACAACTCTAAAAGATTTATCAAGTTTACCACCATCACCAGTATCTCCAATTTTTCCTGCTTCCCAATAATCAGGTTGAACTGTATTAAGCCATTTCAATAACTTTTGTAATTTTTGTATTGGTATTACATTGTCGTATACCTTTACGTATTCAGATAAATTTTTTTGAGTATCGTTTAGAATTATTTTGTTATTTTTTTGTTCCATACACTTCTTATAAATTTATATCTTATTGTAGAGATTTTAAAATCCTTTTCATCTATTTCTTTTTTGGTTATTGGTTTAATTTCCATTTTCCATTTTTCTCTTCTGAAGGGTATTACTTGAGCATAGGGTGTACCTTTTTTGATGGTACCTTGATAACCATTTTTATATTTCCAACCGTTAAATACTGATGGAAATTGCACTCTATGGGAGTGCATATCAGTATCTACTATACCTGCTAATATTTCGAATCTATCATCATTGTTATTTAATACTGGTAAAAACAAACATGAATAACCTTTTGGTGTCTCAATAAACCATGGGTTTTCAAACTTAAAAAAATTGTTTGATAAATTTCTTTCTTTAAGAGGAGAGCCATGTAATTGTTTGAAAGGATGAAAAGATGCTTCAGCTCCTATACCTAAATAATTCCATTGTGATTGTAAAAATGGAGGAGCCATTGAAAAACCCTGTTGAATTTTATATTCCCATTTATCTTCATCATTTTCTGGGTTTTCTTTGGGTTTCATATCCACATAATAGTCTTGTGGAGTTCTTAGAATATATCCAGTTGTTAGAGTATCCATAAAAGGTAAACAACCTTTTACTGTAAAATGCCCTAATTTGTGTTCCAATTTTTTATACCATTCTGGTACATTTACAGAAACTGGTTCAGGTTTGACATCTGACCATTCAATGTATTCATTGAGTGCCCTAAAGACAATCTTATTTTCAAACATACAGAGTATGTATATACTAAATGAAAAGGAGTTCTAGTAAATTATACTGGAATTTCCATGTGACTTACAGCAGATCCAAATCTTCCTTCCATATATTTATAGAAAGAATCCATTGGCCAAGATGGGTTGTCACTTAACGCACCACCATCAGCTTCAGCTTTCACAGTTTCAATGTTTGTAAGATGTGCTTGATATCTAGTGTTGTGTGGTTGATCTACTTCTTCATTGTGAAATTGTAAATGTTCTTGAATTTTTTTCTTACAGTTTTCAAGTTCATCTTTAAATCTATCAAGATTTGCACATGCACCAGGTCTGTCAGTGTATGTAATTGCATTATGTCTTGAATCAAAATCAATTACTTTTTCACCTCTTACAAGAGCATTAAAATCTTCATCTGAAATTTCAGTAGCATCTGCTCCAGTTTCATGTTTTAAAGCATAATCTCTTGCCGCATCGTCTTTACAAAAAACAATAGGACTTACTCCTTCAACATTCCAAATTACCGCTGCCATTAGAATCCACCTCCATTTTTCTCCCAGAAGAACATATAACCTGGTCCACCATTTTGTGCAGATTGGTTAGGGCTTCCACCTGGGCCACCCATAGTTTTTGCTAATTGGAAGAAACCAGAGTTTGCCGCTGGGAATGAGTTTGATAAAGCATCTGTGTTTACACCTTGTGCTTTTACAACTGGAAACACAACTTTTAAATCATATAAATTTGTTTGATTAAATTGGTTAACACTTGGATCTAATCCTGATAAACCACCAGTAGTTGGTTGGTTAGGATAAGGAGAGAAAGGCGATCCTCTTCCGCCTGCATCACCACCGTTAGGTCCCCCATTTCCACCGCCACCTATTGTAACGTTTGCAAATTGAGATGATCCTCCACCGCCACCGATGTTAACTGTTTGACCAGATAATCCTCCAGGTACTGATACTGCAAAGAAACCAACCCCACCATTACCGCCTGGGCCTCCTGGTCTTACTGGATCATTTCTAGTACCACCGTTTCCTGCTCCTCCACCTGCATAACCAATTCCAGCCGTAACGCCTGGAGTTAGTGGTGAGTAAGTTGTTGATACGGGTCCTGGACTTGCAATAGCAAGTGTGTAATCAAAAGAGTCTCCACCTGCCGCTGCACCTGAAGATGCTGCAGTTAGTCTTCCTTGAGCATCAACAGTAAATCCTGCATTTGTATATGAGCCTGCAGTTACAGCAGTGTTTGCTAATTTTGCTGCAGTTACGTTGTCATCTAAAATTTTTGCAGTAGTAACATTGTCATCTGCAATTTTTGCTGTAGTAACCGCGTTAGCTGCAATAGCTGGTGCTGTTACCGCATTGTTTGAAAGTGCTGCAGCTAGTACCGCATCATCAGCAATTTTTGCAGCTGTGATTGCATCGTCTGCAATTTGAGCAGTTCCGATTGTACCACCTAAAGTATTAAGAGCAATTTCATTTAAATTTGTTCCGTCTGTGTAAGCTGCAACTATTTTTGCTTCGCCTACGGCAAAACCAGTTCCACTTGCAGTTTTAATTGTAAGGTTTGTTACTCCACCTACTGCAGAGCAATCAAAAATATAAAATTTTTCTATTGTGTCTGGAACAGTAACTACTGAAGCACCTGTAAGAGTTCCTGTAAATTTAATAACCATGTTACGAGCATTCGATAGTGCTCCGTCTGACATAGCTAATGCTACAGTTCCACCATTGCTAAGTGCTACTGCTTCATAACCTGCAACAGCTTGTTGAATTAATTTTAAATTATCGTTTGTTTTATCACCCCATGTACCAGCGTTCTCACCGGTTACCATCAATTCTAGTTTGAGGTCTGCTGAATAACTTGATGCCATAATTTTGTTCTCCTAAATAATTATAATTTTACATGAATCATGCAGCTAAATCAACCTCTGTCCAGATATTGTTTACACCAAGATCAATTTCTTGCCATGCTGTAATATTAGGGCTTCCAGTTGAAGAAGTCAACTGTATGCCTGTTGGCTGCACAAGAGCATTACCTGTTGCCGTAATTTGACCTACGGAACCACTTAATTGTATACCACTTACTCCTACTATTTGATCTGGAACTTCATCTGCTTGTCCTAAA